AACTTTTTAATCTGCTTTTTGTGTTCGTCTTGCACACGTTGATTGTGTCTACGTAGATCACCATACCTTTTTTTGAACGTAAGCTCTTCAGCATCTAAGGTTTCGTTTTCTTCCTCATCTGCTTTTATTTCTTCCTGTTCTTGCGTCAGGGCATCTCGTTGAGCTATCAGTTCTTTTAGCTCTGTCTCTTCGTCTATGTCTCTTTTGTATCTCTTTTTGGTATTTACAACGTGTCCTTTGATGTTGGACGTATCTTCAATTTGTTCTTCGATTGCCATTAATATTCTCCTAGCATTAGGGGCCTCAAGTAGCCTTTCACCTTGAAAGGGGTATCGGGTAGCCCAACCCAAATATTTAAAATTTAACCAAAGCTCCCTTCATCGGGATCGTTCTCTGATCCTGATGTTCCTGTTCCTTGCCCTGTTCCTTGCCCTGAGTCTACGCCCCCAGCCTGATCGTCATCTTCAGCTTGTTGAGCATCTAATTCAGCTTGAGTAGGATCGGGTGTTGCTCCTATATCTAGCTCTTGACCTACACCAAGGGCTTCTTCTGTAGCTGCTTTTTCTAAATCTGCCTGTTCTCTTTGTGATGCTTTTTCCATAGCCTCATCAAAAGTTGCCTCATCCAAACCCAGAATCCCTGTAAACCCTCTTTGTTTACCTAATTGAGATAGTTCTTGCGTTCCTAATCTATCTAAATCAGATACAGTACCCATAGCAGATACGTTACCAAACATATCTTGATAACTACCTGTCTGAGTATAACCACCTGTGGTAGCCATTCCCGTAGCAGGGTCAGTGTCTACGCCTATTAGATCTGTTGCAACGCTATAATCAGGTCTTCCTGTTACATCATTAGTGCCTACTGTAGTTACGTCTACCCCTAACATACCAGCAACTGCTCTGTCAAAGTCATCTACACTCATCTGAGTTGGTACTGTTCCTGTTAAACTTTGTGTGGGAACACCTGCTAAATCTGATACTGATACCCCTACAACTTGACCTCCTAAAACACCTAAGTCTGTAGGACTTTGTACTCCTTTAGAAATATTAAATCCAACGTCTACTAAATCTGTTAATGCTGCTTTTGCAGCTGCCTGTAGTGCTGCGCTACCTCCTACGTTAGAGTTTATAGGATTTCCAAGTGCATCTACAGCTATAGAAACAGATGGGCCAGTTACCGCAGACGTTAAACTAGGCACTCCTGGTGGACTAGCTAATTGTGATCCTATTGCTATTGCGGTGTCTACTGTTTTGCTTCCACTAAGAGGCTCTTGCGTTGCTACAGCCTCATCTACCATCATATCTACTACTTCTCTGGCTAAATCTTTTTGTTTATCAGGGCCTAGTGAAGCAACTGTGTCTGCTACTTGTTGCGAACTAAAACTTCTTCCAATATCTGCTGAACCCGTTCCAAAAGCACCTATGTTTCCTAGTGCGCTTGTCATTACATCTGGCGATATACTAAGTGTTGCCTGTCCAAATCCAAAGCCAAGAGCATTTTGTACATCTCTTTGCATATCGCCACCTACTTCAGCGTGTACTATATCTTCTTTGTCTTTGCCATCAAAGTCTACTTCTATTACGTTATCTTCAAATAACTCCATCTGTTTGTCCATATCATTATCATCTTCTTCTTTATTATCTTCTTTGGACATATCATCTTGCATTGCCTGTATATCTATTTCTACAACTTCTATCTGTGGTTTGCTTTGCGCTTCTGTCTCAACAGGCTTACCCTCTTCATCTACCATATGTAATCTACCGTCCTGTTGCATAGACATAAGACCACACTTCGCCATCATACGCATCTCTTCAAGATGTTTTAGGCCCCAGTATCGCACAACGTCAGCAGGTATTACATACTCACCCTCTGATAACATAACAGGTATATCGTCAGCTACTTCTTCTTCTAAAGAGCCAAACGGTACTTCGTTCTCTGGTTCTTCGTTCATCATGTTATTTTTTCCCATCATTTATAACATTGGCCTTTAGCTTCAGTAACTGATCTAATATAGATATCTGGCCCTGATACCTGTGTATTTCAACGACAGCATCTGCGTATGTAAGATTAGCAACAGCCCTTTCTCTCATGTAACTTATATGCTTTTCTAATTCTTCATATCGGGGATGCGTAACTATATCCCGTAATTTTTTGTACTCCATTACTGTAATAATCCTGGAGGTAATCCAGCGTCAGGTGGTGGCTCTTGCATTTGTTGCTGTTGGGGTGCTTGTGGTTGATTACCTGCAAACTGTGGTTCTCCTGGTACTGGTACTCCACCTACACCTATGTTAGCATTACCTGCCCCTGTCATATCCATCTCGCCCTGTGGTGGTTGTTGTGGCCCTTGTTGCTGTTGTTGTTGTTGCATCAAGTATGTTTGCCTCAACATTTCTTCTGGCGTGTTTGTAACTTTGTTTGGATCTAGCATCATAGACTTAGCTATCTCCCGTATTATGTAAGGGAACTTAGCAAAAGGTGCAAGAACAGGATTACTGGTTATCTGTAAGAAAGACATGAGGCGTTGTGACCTCACTTCGTTTTGCATTAGGCTTTCTAATCCTCTAGCCTTAACTTCTAGGTCACCCTTTATGTCTTTGTTGTAGTTGAATTGCATATTGAATGCAAACATGGCCTGACCTAGTGGGCGTAACATATAGTCATCAAAGTTTTTGACAACTGTTTTTATAGAACCTGCTGCGGCCCCCATCAACATAGATATACCAGCTGCCGTTCTACCTACACCCGTAACACCTGTTTGCCCGTGCGAGAAGGATGGTATACCTGTTGACTCATCGGCTAACACTCTAGCCTTATCGAACAACTGCATATTTTCGTTACTTACATTAGGAAACTTAGTGCCAAATATAGCCTGTCCAGGCGCTCCACCCTGTCTCCTAAATACTTTTCCTGGGTATACTGTAAGATCTTGTCCTGGGGTTAGGTTTGTCTCATCTACTTCTATGAGCAAGTTACCTGACAGGACTGCGTTATCCACTGCCATACGCATAAAGCCATTCATCAGCGTCTGTGTATCGTCCATGTTTTCGCCAACTCCAATGCCAAAGAAAGCATATGGGTTTACTTCATACGGAACAGCGCAATATGGTATGCGCTTTGGTAAAAATGGGTTGACTACAAACCGTAGCACTTCGCCATTACATATCCACACGTTTACCTGTAGTTCGTTTACGTCATCATATTCCTCTGGTATTTCTATGCCAGATTCTTCTACGAGTTCTCTGTCCATTACACCCCAATACTCTAGGGCTTCATATCTGTATGTGTCGTATCCACGCGAACTCTCTTCGTCTTGAGAATCAAGTAGGCTAGACTCCCACCACTTAATATTGTAGTTCTGGCCTATGTCTATCGCTTCTGCGATTGCTTCTTCTCTAAAGAACGGTCTGGTTCGTAGATTTCTTAGTTGTGTTTTAGTAAGTTTGTGACGCTCTATTACGTAGTCGCACTCTTCCATGTTAGATGCGTCAGGGTCAGGGTAGAAGTTCCAAGCAGAAACGTAAGATACTTTAGGAACTGTCTTAATTGTTGGATCGTATTCGCCCTCATCGTTCCAATTTGCATATTCTTTGGTTGTAGCAAACGGCCCTTTAAGTACACCCGTACCAAACAGAGCGCACTCAAATGCAGTGTTTCTCAGGTGCATACTAGCATCAGATTCTTCTAGCTGATCTTTTATCTGCTTCTCCATCATCTTTGCAGCTACCATTGCAGGATGAAAGTTGACAGCAGATTGCGTTATACCAAAGCCCTCTTTCAATGTATCTACGTCTTCTAGTATATCTTTTAGTGGGCCTAGTTTTTCTGACAGGTCTGTTAGCTCTGTAGCACCAGCAGGTAATACTTTACCATCGCCCTCAAACCCGTATAGATCTTTTGGCATCTCGCCAACATCTACATCCTTAGGTTCGTTAGGGTCAAAGTTTACAGTTTCGGCTACACCCTCTGGTAAAGTTGTTGGCTCGATAGATAAAGGAAACTCATTGTTTGCAAGTAGTACGTCTACTAATTGACTGTACGCTGCTAACACTTTTGTCTTTGTTACTTTTATAAATACGCGAGACTTCTCTGCCTCAGTAAACTGTACGTCAGGAGAATATATACCCCTGTAGTTTTTATATGCACGTATCCAGTTTGACTCTTCCTGATACTTCGCATCCTCTGCCCTAGAAAATAATTTGTATATGTGGTCAGTTATAGTGGACGCATCTTCTGTTGCTTGGCTACCATCTTCCAAATAAGAACTGGTGCTATCTTCTAAAAAGTCTGTTTCGTCAGCCATGCTCTACCTTCTCTTAATATCCAAATACTGCATCAGCAGGTTTAAATTGTTCTTTAGCTGATGTAGATGGATCTAAATCAAATATATTTCTAGGCACTGGTCTAGATTGTATTCCGTATCTTAGCGCATCATACAGATGGTCTTCTGCGTGTGTGTCTATGTCTTCTGGATTTCTTTTGTCTAATGGCAAGATAGGTAACTGTGCAATCAGATTTGTACACGTATTAAATATCTGTATACCAGCCATGTCAGTGTCTTCATCTACACGTAGTAGTCTGTGTATTTCGTTTTTACCACTCACCCTACTACCTCTACTTCTATCTGATGGCCTAAACTTACAACCCTCTAGTATCATTTGCTCTGCTAAACTAGGGCCTGTATCACCTCTTTTGTGCCAACAGGAGGAGTCTAAAACTCCATACGCCATCTTACCATCTTGGCTTTCTAAATTCAATATAATTCTAGCTAACTCTACTGCTAAAACTTTTCTTACGTACAACTCCCTATATACAACTAGGGTATCATCTGGGGTAACTGCAAACCATAGTACAGCAGAGTAAGATCCATACCCATAGTCACAGGCCCTAAATTTTCTCCACCCACTAGGTATCTCATATGGCTCTATTACGTGGGTCTTTCTGTCAAACTCTGTAAACGCTGCACCCTCTGCAATATCCCAACTTCCATATAGTAGTTGCTTTCTTTGTACCTCTGGTAGAGACAGTAGCATCGTTTCGTAATCGCCCTGATTATAAAGGTATGGATTATCTTTTAAACTAGCAGGTATAAACCTTCTTTGGAACAATGGCTCCCCTGCTCTACTGTGGCCCTTTGGATACCGTAATATCTCCTTTGTCTCAGGATCTCTAGCCCAAAACGATTTGTTTGGGGTTGCTGGATCTATGAACATCTTCTTAACCCAAGAATGTCCTGGCCCTCCTGGGTTTGTAGTAGCTCTCATATATACTTTTATCTCAGGGTTTGTTGACCTTAATCGAGATCTGAGATAATCCCAAGGAAACGCTGTAGGATATTGCGTAAGCTCGTCAAAACCCACGTACGAAAAGCTCTGACCTTGGTAACGAAGTACGTCTTTATCCTGTTCCAGATACGTGAGCCAAATTCTCGCACCCGAAGGAAAAGTCCATTGACTCTTTCTTTCAGACCATTTGGCCCCACGATAAAACTTCGGATACAGTTCCGTAGATTTGTGAATAAGTTCCCTAAGTTCGTCATTTGTTCTCCTAAGTATTAATGCGCTATGGTCAGCGTGTTGACAATATCTCAACGGGTCTATTAATAGCGCAAAACTTTTACCTCCTCCAGCAGCACCACCATATAATACTTCTCGCTCTGGTGCATCTATGAACTCTTGTTGTGGCCCCTCGTTTAACGTAACATAACTGGTATTAGTCTGCTCTTTTTGTTCTTCGCTAGGCGAGGAGTTTGTCTGCCCATTCGGTGTCGATTCTATCTCCTCTTTGTTCAACTGAAGCGTAGAGGATTTTTTCTTGGATGCTCTTTTCCTTTTCGGCATACTCTTTCGCTTTGGAGGCATAATGTCTGTACGATTGGACTGCATTCTGTCTATCTCTTTCTCTATTTACTAATTTGTGTAACGCCTGATAGGTTATAGTTCTACCCGTTTTAGCAGACAACCATCTGGAAACTTCCCTATAACTACAAGTCTTCAAGTACTCTTTAGCCTCAAGTAGTGCATCTAACTGATCCTGTATAGGTAGCAGTATGGTATCGTCATTCGGATCAGCCTCATACCCAAACGGTATCTGTCGGCTCTTTCTTACAACTGGCCTCCAAGTATTCTTAGTGGGTGTTTTTTCCATTGTCCTCATCTTCTTCGTATTTAGGCTCTGCCTTTGGTGCAAACATTATCATACTTTGTGGCTCTGCCTGTACGGATATACGCTCCGTTTTAACTATGCCCGTTCTATCTAGGATTTCACGGGCTGCTGATATTCTATCTCGATTACCTAAAGCGGTAGGGTCAGTCAATACACCCGTCATTGCCATTGCTGCCATCGGCCCATTCGACGCTAGATACATTTGCGTCCTATCTATTATTTCGTTCTGTAGTGTTTGTATTACAGTGCTAGTCTTTGTGTTTTCGCTATATCCTGCAATCTTCATAGCAGTTCGTATGTTGCCATTGGCATCGTCAAATAGGCAGTCTAGAAATGCCCTCTGTCTATCTGTTAGTTCTTTTGCCATTAGATTTTCTAGCTTTCTTTTGTTTGTAGTCTTGCATTATTCGGGCAATGCGTCTTCTCTCTGCATTAGATATGGCCCCACCACCTTTCATACCAAGTGGTTTCTTAAATTTAGTGGTGGCAGCTGATCTCGCAGTCATCCT